TCTCTAACAACTTTGTTTTATGGATGGGATGAAGGCAATGCTCTTATTGAGTTCCCTTCAACACATTCTTCTGAGGGTCTTAAGGCTCTTATTGAACAACTTGTGACCTGGTATCCAGACTCACCTAAATCACAAAAGACAGATACCGTCATGGCGTTCTGGTTCGCAGAACTTGGATGTCGTGACCGCTTAGCAAGTGCAACTAATTTTGCTAAAAACCATAACAGAATGGGCATGTTTCATACGCCGTATGACCGCTCACAACAATATACCGTCAATCTTGACGAACTATACGCATAGAACAGGAGGCGAATGTGGCTCTATCTTTAGATGATATTAAAGATAACTATGACCGCTACCGCCAGCAATTCGCCGAGCGAGACAGCCGCATGGAAGCAGTGCTGCTTGTCCGCAAAGGTCGCATGCGTGATGTTTACCCAGACCTTTTCCCCGATGGTCCTTTTGAAAATCCTATCGTGGCAAATATGGTGGACATCGCAGCACGCGATTTGTCAGAAGTAATTGCTCCGCTACCAGCATTTAACTGCAACTCACCTACAATGGTGTCAGAGGCTGCTCGTAAGAAGGCAGACAAGCGTGAAGAAATTGTTAACTCTTATGTTGACTTCTCTGATTTGCAAAGTCAAATGTTTACAGCCGCTGACCGCTATATCAGTTATGGTTTTGTTCCAGCACAAGTAGAGTTTGATATGGAAGCGCAGATGCCTCGCATCCGTTTCTTAGAAGCAGTTGGTTCTTACCCAATTATTGACCGCTTCGGAAATGTTAATGCTCTCTATCAGCGCACAATGAAGCCAGTATCTGAACTTATGGCTTTGTATCCAGAGTACGCACACATCTTGTACGACAAGGATGAGCACAACTCAATGACATCCTTGTTGGAAGTTGTGCGTTATCACGACAAAGACCAAGATGTTTTATTTGTACCAACACGCAATAACCTTGTTATTGACCGTGCTAAAAATCCTATTGGCGAATGTATGGTCCGCGTTGTTATGCGCCCATCACTTGACTCACAGGCTCGTGGTCAATTTGATGATGTATTGCCAATCCAAGTAGCAAAGGCACGCTATGCACTTCTCTCACTTGAAGCAGCAACTAAAGCAGTTCAAGCACCCATGGTCGCACCGCGAGATGTCTCAGACATTGCTCTTGGACCAGATGCTATCATTCGTACAGAACGACCTCAAGATGTCCGAAGAATTCCACTTGAGATACCAGCAGGTGCTTTTGCACAGCAGCAGGTTCTTGAAGGAGAGTTGCGTTTAGGTTCTCGTTATCCTGAATCTCGTACAGGTAACATTGATGCTTCAATCGTTACAGGTCGTGGTGTTCAAGCCCTTATGGGTGGATTTGATACACAGATTAAAACAGCACACGCAATGTTTGCTCGTGCATTTGTCGAGTTGATGAGCCTTGCTCTCAAGGTTGACGAAATGGTATTTGCCGATGTTGAGAAGAACCTACGCGGTACACGCAATGGAACTCCATACAACATCAAGTACAAGCCAAAGAAGGACATTGATGGTGATTACACCGTAGATGTTCAATATGGTTTGATGGCAGGACTTGACCCTAACCGCGCTTTGGTATTTGGTCTACAGGCTCGCGGAGATAAGTTAATTTCACGCGACTTCCTACGCCGTCAGATGCCTTTCTCTTTCAATGCAACACAAGAAGAAGAAAAGGTTGACACCGAAGAACTACGCGATGCAATGAAGCAAGCGATTGCTTCTTATGCTCAGGCTATTCCAGCACTTGCTTCTCAAGGTCAAGACCCATCTGACATTCTTTACAAACTTTCAGCCGTTATCAATGCACGCCAGAAGGGAACCTCTATTGAGGTTGCGGTTTCTGATGCGTTTAAACCACAGAATCCCCCACCTGGTGCGATGACCCCTGAGGGTATCGTAAGTCCTGACATGATTGGGCAGCCAGGAGCGGTCCCACCAGGTGAGGGCGAACTTCCACTAGGTATGTCTGCAACTGGTCGTATGCAAGGTGTAGCACCAGGACAGATTGCTCCAGGCGGTCGTCCAGATGTTCAATCTCTTTTAGCAGGATTAACAGCGAGAGGCGAACCTAATCTACAGGCTTCTCTCCAAAGACGAGTACCAGTATAAAGGGGGTGAAAAATGAAGAAAGCGACAGCAAAAAAAGCAACAGGAAAGAAGCCAGCGAACCAAGGTTCAGCAGGTAAGCCTAACTACCAGAAGCCTATGAAGTCATCTGTTAAGAAGATGTCTAATAAGTCAGGTATGTTGTACACAACAAAGCAACCAAGCGGCACACGCGGGTCAGGAAAGTAATTCTTAATCCTGAGCATGATTTAAAACTGCTCAACTAATTTTAAAAGACTGAACTTAATTGTGAGGGAACTATGGCACTGCCAAAAGACAAAAACTTTGAGGTATCCGCAACAGGCGGAGCGGGAACTAATGGTCAACCAGCACGCTATGCAGCAGGCATAGACGGCGCACAGGACTTCTATGACCTACAGACTGCAGCACAAATGAGTGGCTCAAACCCAGCGTTCTCTACAGTTCCTTCCCCATCAGGTCAACGCCCATTCCGAGGCGACAGCGCAGCAAAACTTGTACCACTAGATGCACCTACTCAACGCCCTGAGGAAGATGTCCGCACTGGTGGAAGCATGGCTACAGACACAATGTATGCAACAGATTCAATGGCTAACTCAGAAGATGCAGACCGCATGCGTGCAGCACTTCCATACTTGTCAACACTTGCAGAGTTGCCACAGACATCAAATAATTTCCGCAACTATGTACGATACCTAAAGAGTGTACTTTGAGTTTTTCCGAGACACTTGGCGGTTTTGCCAAAAAACTTCAAGGTAACGGATTTGCCAACGACATAGGCTTACCGACTTTATTGTTCGACCTTGCTTCTGTGTCATCTAATGACAAGAATTGGGTGGGCGATGCTTTTAACATTGCTGGCGATACATTCCGCTCATCAGTGTTAGCAGCATCTTTCCCAATTCGTAAAGCATCAGGTTTTGCAATTCAAAAGGCTTTGCTTCCAGCAGCGCAGTTGTCATACGAAACTGGTGGTCGTTACCTTCGTGAGCCGCTATCTGCTGCGTTAACAACAGTTGCAACAGGTGATGCAAAGAGGTCATGGGAAAACCGTGATGAGATTTCTCCAGGACAAGCACTTGCTTATTTGCAGTCACGCTTTCCTGGAACTGGAAATATGGTAATGGGATTTGATGAAGGTTTTGACATCTTCAATCCTAATGACCGAAAAGATTTTGAAACAGATTGGTCGCTACGCACTATTACTGGTGCTTACGACACATTTTTTACAACAGTAACTGACCCACTAGGAAAGATTGGCAAGGCTGCAGGTCTTGCTCGTAAGGCTCTAGTTACTCGCCCAATGGGTGCAGTTGATGCTAACGCTTCATCTTTGGCTCGTGACTTCTTTATGCCAAAGAGCATCCGTAAAACAACTATTATTTCTCCTGAGACTCTTGCAAGAACAATTAACGAGGGTCGTGAAGAAGGCGGAGAACTTTACAATACGCTTTCATGGATGGCTAAGAGCGACCAAGTTGCGCTACGCAGTCATCCAGTAATTGAAGCATCTAACGATGCAGATACATTGTCATACCTTCTTGGTCAGGCAGATACTGTAGATGATGTTGCGGATGTTCTTATGGCTACAGCGCTTAAAGACAAAGAAGCAATGGCTCGCCTTGTCGCTAAGCGTAAAGAATTAGCATTTGTTATGGATAAAATCAAAGATACATCCATGACAGAAATAAACATGTTGGACAATATCCCAACTAACGGCATTGTTGATGACATCAATAAGTTGGATTCAGCAGAGGCTTTGGTTCAATCACTTGACGAGGATGTTTATTTCCGTTATCTAACTACCCTTAATGACAAGGGTGCAGATTTAACTAAGCGTACTTTTGGTGCATCACCATTTGAAAAGATGGCTATTAACCGAGCAGAACGGCGTGCAGCAGGCATCCGTGGCAAGGTTGATGATATTGATTCACCAACAAACTTCCCTACTGTAGGTTACTTTCAACCAACTAAGTATCACCCGCTAGTTGCGGTTGTTAACTTTGGAATACATAAGGTGGGCGATGCTTTCCAGGAAAAACCAGCGGGATATATTAACCTTAAAGACTCTGATTCGTATAACGAAATTGCGGCATTTGGCAATCTTCTTCGCCGTGTTGTTGGTGAAGAAGCAAACCCAATTATCCAAAGACATTTAAACGATTACATCCAGTCAGGTGGCACACCAGAACTTCGTGCTCGTGTAGTTGAGTCATTTGAAGATTTAGCGATTACATCTATTAACCGCAAACTCGGTATCTCCGATGAGGCAGGCGCACAAATCTGGGGAGCATACAAGTCTCGCCGTGAGACTGCACGCTCTATGATTCGTGACCGCAAGTTCTTGATGACTAATGATGATGTCATTCTTAAGATTCCTTACCTAGAACGCCAAGGCGCAAACGCTTTGCCAATGGTTGACTTGGAAAACTACGAGCGTGTTCTTATGAAGAACAAGGGACTCCTCAAGGCACTAGAAGGTGGCTTTGATGTTGTAGACCCAGACTCATTCCGTTATACCACAGCCATTTTGAATGATATGTGGAAGGCTTCTGTTCTTCTTCGCCTTGGTTACACAGTAAGAAATGTGTCCGAAGGTGCGCTGTCTATCATGGCTAAGGGCTATGGCTTAATGGCTCTAGGTGACTTAAACCGCGAAGGCTTTGATGCATGGTACTCAAATCGTGTACGCGACATTGAGCGCATTACTGACCGCCGTTTAGTATCACAAGGCGCTCGTGAAGATTCTATTCAATTACGCCGTTTATTTGCTGAGAAGCAATATGAGTTTGGTGCTGCTGACCGCATGTACAACGAGTTGCTTGCATATTTGCCAGCAGCAGAGCGTGCGTTCCTTAATGGCAAGTTAGACGAGGGACAACTCAAAGAAATTATTGATGTGTTCCAGTATGCAACTGGTGAGTATCTATACCATGGAACACCTACTCCTATTAATGGTTTAGACAACACTCGTCCATTTGCAATGAGCCTGTCACAGGATATTGCTAATCGCTATGCCGATGCTGCAATGCCAACTGTTTCTGCTGCTGATATTTACAAGCGCATAACTGGTCGTGCTGGTCGCTTGCCTAAGAACATTGAGCGTTCTGCTGCTGATGAAATTGGTTCAGAAGCAATTATTGACAGACTTAGTGAAGATGAATTTTTAGAACTTACAGAGTATGTAGCAGGAAATTTGCAAGATGTTCAAGCAGGATTGCGTGATGCAAACTTTGCAATATCTCGCGGAAGAAATGTACCAGAACTTCCAAAAACATTACAAAGAACAATTCAAAGAAGCGTTCTTAAAGAACCACTAACTGTATATCGTGGAACTACTAACCCAAGAAATATTTTTGCTAACGCG